ATACTTTGCTAAGTGGACTAACAGACAAACACCAGAATGGTTTATAGGGAGTATAACATGATAAAATTTGTTCACGACAGTTGGGAAGGTGTTATGAATATGGATAAGAATCCATTAAGACATATTCCTGATTTACAAGTAAGACATTTAACAATACAAATACTAGCATGGATGTGGTGTATTACATTTTCATTGTATTTTGGATCTTTTGTAGTCTTTGGTTATACAGCAGCGGCACACTTTATATTCATACTTGCGATTGTTATAACTGTAGGAGTATTTAAAGCTTCAGAGAAAAGAAAATACTATCATCATGATGGTACTTTTAAATATGAGGAAACAGCAGGAAAGTACGAGGATATATGGTAAAAGATATGTACCATAATCCTAATTTAAATTTAAAAGAATGGTGGAAAAGAATACCAGACAGCATAGATTACGGCACAACAAAATATCCTGTGAAGTACAGTTATGAGATATGTCCTAGTTGTGAGAGTGATTTAGTTGAAGGTAAATGTACAGTATGTGAAACTAGTGAGCAAGAATAAATTAATTACAGAAACAAGACGACAAAAAAGAAAAGAAAAACATAAGGCAAAAAGAAAAGGTAGAATAGATCATAGAACTGGCAAACCTGGTAAAAGAAAATGACATTTTTTCAAGGAGTTGGTTTATTGTTTACAGGCTTGACAGTAATGCTTATTTGTATTATAATCATGTCAGAGATTGAAAGAAGAAAAAAGAAAAAATGAATACTTTAATTATAGGATCAGATCACCGAGGTCTGAATTTAAAACAACAAGTTTGTGAATGGTTAATGCCACGCTTTCTGATAGATACCATACATGATGTCGGTACTCATACAAATGATTCTGTTGATTATCCAGACATTGTAAAAAAGTTTGCAACAAAAAAGAAAAAACATTCACACGGCATATTAATTTGTGGATCTGGATTTGGTGTATCAATTGCAGCTAATCGACACAAACATATTCGTGCTATCGTAGGTCGTTCAGTTAGAGATGTTTGTATGAGTAGAAAACATAACGACACCAATGTTCTATGTATAGGTGCTGACTTTACAGGCACTTGGCAAGCAAAGAGATTGATTCGTGCTTTTTTTAACACGGAGTTTGAAGGTGGTAGACATAGTAAAAGAATACAAAAAATAACATGAGAGAGTTTATATTAGCAATAGCGATATCTATATTATTGACTTGTGGTATAGTTCTTACAGACTATCCTGAGAAATGGTTTTGGCATGGTATGGAATGTGATGGTTCTATCGGCGGAGGTTGTGTTTGTGTAGAAACATCAAGAAGTTTTATTTGTGATGAGTGAGTTTACTAAAGGTATATTTAATTTATTAAAAGATAGCAGTCTTTCTCTTGCAATCATTTATACACTAGGACATATCATGATATCAGCTAGTGTTGTAACAATTGTAACTGGTGCGAGTTTATTTGAAGCAGGTTTAGTTGCATTGATAGAACCAGCAATTAACGGTGTTTGGTTTTATATATTACATAAATTATGGACATTTTATAATGATAGAGTTTGACTACAATTTAGATTATAAAAATTTATTGTTTATGCCAAACGATAAAAGATATCGTATTGGTCGTGGTGAACAAGGTGTATTACTAGTTAGACCATATACAAATGATATTTGTAAATACTGGCGTTTCAAAACACCCATGGAAGCATATCTATCAGCGTCTAGAATATTATTTTTATATCACCAATACAAAGAACAAGATGATTTTGTAGGTATGGATATGGCAAGAAAATTTTTAGAAATGGGTTTCACTAGATCACGAAGATATGCAAATCACAAAGATGGCAAAAAATATGATGATAAAGGTCAAGTAAGACCACAAGAAAAAGATTGGGCAACAAGTGATAAAGCAAAGTCAGCAAAGATATTCAAAGACGCAAGACGCCGTGTTACAGACGACCCTAAATATATACAAATGAGAAAAGAGTGGAGACAACAAGAGAATGCCAACTTATAGATTTTTAAATACAAAAACAAATGAAGAATATGAAGATTTGATGAGTATCTCTGAAATGGAATCTCTTATCAAGAAAAAATATATTAAATTATTACCACCGACACAAATGAATATTGTTTCTAGTGTTGGTAGCATTGATGGTAAAACTGATAGTGGTTGGAAAGAAGTGATGTCTAAAGTTTCAGAAGCACATCCTAGTAGTCCACTTGCAGAACGATATGGTAAAAAAACAGTAAGACAAACACAAGTACAAGCCGCAAGAAAGAAACGCATAAATCGTATCTTAAAAGGCGGTGGAAGATAAATATAACTGATACTATCGAGAAACTACAGCACGCCAGGCGATGGTCAAGAAGCTGAGTGGTCAATCCGATAATGTATCTAAGAGTGTGTAGCTACACCAACTAAAGGAAAAATATGGCAGACTTTGATTTTTTAGAAGGTTTTGATATGGATGGTGATTGGGGTTTTACCTCGGTCAAAGAAAAACCATCAGAAGAACAATCTAAACAAACAGAAACAGTAGTAAAACAAACAGCAGAAGGAACTGCCAAGGCAGTTTCTAGCGATATCGTAAATAGATTAGAGAGTAAACTAGATAAAGTTTTATCAGCAATCAATTCTACTAAAACAGCAGTAAACGAAAAGAATCAAACCGAGTTAGATATTGCTAAGAAGCAAATGGATGATGAGTATGATTTAAGAAAAGACAACTTAGGAAAAGAAATGAAAGAAAAATTTTCTAAGTTAGAAAAACTTATCATACCATTATTAATTAAATTAGCAAAATCACCAGAAGCATACATACATTGGCCTAACAGAGCTCAAGTTATTGAAGCTCAAGTAAAGAAAATTATAGCAATCACAAGGGGAAAATAATGAAAGACAATCTACAAATCAGTTTAACAACAATACTACATCATGAAGGTGGTTATGTAAATCACCCTAAAGATCCTGGTGGCGAAACAAATCTCGGTGTAACAAAAAGAGTGTATGAAGAATACGGTGGCAAAAAAGACATGAAAGATTTACTAGTCGCTGATGTTGCACCTATTTACATAGACAAATATTGGGGTAAAATGAAATGTGATGATTTACCTGGTGGTTTAGACCTGTGTGTTTTCGACTTCGGTGTAAATGCAGGACCAGGCAGAGCAGCAAAATTCTTACAAAGAATGATTGGCACTACAATTGATGGTGGTATCGGACCTATGACTTTAGCAAAAGTAAATGAATATGTAAAAGAAAATACTATCGAAGAAACAATAGAAAAATACCAAACCATGAGACAAGAATATTATGAAGGTTTATCTACATTTGATACTTTCGGTAAAGGTTGGACTAGACGAGTTGAAGAAACTACTAAGTTGGCGCTTGACTTAATCAAGTAAATCTGTTATAATTATATTATGAATCAAATGAATGCTTTTTTAAAAGATAGGTACGACATGAAAAAGTTTGACCATGTCAATCTCTCAACTACAATACCAGAAATAGAAACACAAACCATAAAAGGTAAAAGATTCTATATCACACCAGAGGGTAAAAAGTATCCTTCTATCACAACAGTTTTATCAACTAGAAAAAATGAAGGTCTAGTAAGATGGCGTGAATCAGTAGGTGACGCTGTTGCAAATAATATTATGAGAGGTGCAGCTAAAAGAGGAACTGCTGTGCATACTTTAGTTGAGAACTATTTAAACAACGAAGAATTATCAAAACAAGATGTGCTACCTGTCGCACTATTCACACTACTTAAACCTGAATTAGATAACATAAATAGTATTAGGATGCAAGAGGGCGGCCTCTATAGCGACAAATGGGAAGTTGCTGGTCGTGTTGATTGTATTGCAGAATATAAAGGTAAACTATCTGTTATAGATTTTAAAACATCTACAAAAGAAAAACAAGAACAATGGATAGAAAATTATTTTATTCAAGGTTCAGCATACTGCGAAATGTATGAAGAAACATTTAAAGAACCTATCGATCAAGTTGTAATTCTCATAGTAACCGAAGATGGTGCTGTACAAACATTCGTAAAAGATAAAAAAGATTACTTACCTTTATTAGGCCCTGCAATTAAGGAGTTTAATGAAATATTTAAGATTGATTAATTTTATGAAATTTGCTTTCATAGTTATTCTTTTCATGGTTATCACAAAAGAAGTGAGATCAATACCTAATATTAGTCCTGAACTACCACCTGAAGCACCTAAACCTAAATTCTATGGATATGAGGGTTTGGTAGAACAACCTATACCAGTTTACTGTGGTATCTCTGAATTTGTATTAGACACATCAAGTAAAATGATGGGAGAAAAACAAATTGCAATAGGTCAGATTAGAAAAGGTGGACAAGAATTTGGTGATCTTTTAGGCATATTATCTTTTGGTCATAATCCTGAAAGAAATAGTGGTACTTTTATGATGACAATGCCAGGCATGGGACCGAATGGTGAAAGTGTATCTTGTATATTAGGTTATGGATTAGACTGGCAGTTTTTCAATCATGATGGCACCAGAATACCATTAGAAGATTCTCTGTGAAGATAATGAGAGTAAACAATAGGGACTAGGGGGCAGTACCCTACGCCTCCACCATAAAATTATGGGGGCGAAATAGGATCGACCGTTGACTAGAAATCGTATTGGAGAGGATAGTCGAAAGACTTAAAATTTATATAAACGCAAACTATAATAACTTTGCATTAGCGGCCTAGGTCGTTAGGGGTCTGCCAGTACCTTGCAACAGAAACTGGCACCAAGGCTTGACAATATAAGTTAAACATAGTATAATAAAACATATGAATAATTACATACAAATATACAAAGATGTTTTAGATCCTAGTTATTGTGATGAGTTAGTATCTAAGTTTGAAAAAAATACTGAACATCATGAGACACACGATCAAGGTCCTATGTCTTTCACACAAATAAATTTTAATCAACATTTAGAATATCAAGATGATGTTGAAAAACTATCAAGTGTTTATAATCAATATGTAAATCAATACAAAAAAGATTGTGTCATACATAAGACACAATGGCCTATACAATATGCTTATGAACAGATTAGATTAAAAAGATATTTAGCAAATGATAAAGATGAGTTCGCACCTCATGTTGACGCAGTAAATTATGAATCTGCTAGAAGGTTTCTAGTTTTCTTTATTTACTTAGATGATAACGATAGAGGTGAAACTAATTTTCCTCAATTAGGTTTAGCGTCACCTTGTAAAAAAGGTTCTTTACTTATGTTTCCACCTTTATGGCCTTGGGTTCATCAAGGTATGAAACCTATAAACAAACCTAAATACATGATAGGAAGTTATTTACATTTCACATGAGCATAGTTACACCAAATAAATTTGCTTTACTAATAGAGGATATAGTAAAGACAAAAAGAATTAGTTATATAGACGCTGTTGTTTTATATTGTGAGAAAAACAATATAGATCCATCTACAACTAAATCTATGATAAATAAAAATTTAAAAGAAAAGATAGCATTTGAGGCACAAGGTCTCAATATGTTAAAAGAAAAAACAGCAAAATTACCAATATAAGGAGATTTATTATGACAGGTGCAGAAATATTTTTAGTGGCATTTGCAACACTATGGGTTGTAGGAGTGCTATCGGGATAAAGTGAATGGTTTTGAAGTATATAAAATCTATCTGGCAATCAAACTCCACTTCACAAGTAAAAACCAATCTTATGACTTTCATAAGCACAACGGAAGAACAACTGCAAGACTGGAGACATTTACTAAAAGAAGGGATAGGTATTACTTTCATAGGCTTTCTAAATCTTATGACAATAAGTCTATTGTTAATTACTTCCTTAGCAATTTTGTTTCTAATACTAACTTATGGGTTGGTGACATCATTGGCAAAGCTGGTGATGAACATTATAAACAATGGTCTAAAAAAATAGAATCATTACATTATTATTATGAACAAGATATTGATTATATTATAGAAAGAATGACAACAAAAGATATAAAATTTAATGATCTATTCTTATCAATAAATGGTCAACATCCACCTATTGTTAAAATGTTTCTAGCAAAAAAGATAAACTTTGAAACACTAATAATATTAGATGATATACTAAAGTTTACAAAAAAATTAAATAAGAATATTACAGAAAAGGTATTATGGCCTAAGTTATTTGACAGAATGAAAAGATACAAACCATTTTTGTCATACAATATTACGAAGTATAAAATCTCATTGAGAGATAAAATGAAGGAGATATAATGAGTGAAGAAGGTAAACAAGTAAAGACACAAGTATTTACATTAGGTGAGATAATTCTTAAATTAGAAATGCCTGAACATTTTATTGAAGCTGTAAACAAGGCGATTGATGAAAGAGGCGATAGTATGCCTGACTGGAATCCTCAACTTGCAGGTAAAATTAAAAAAGAGAAACTACTGAATCCTATTTTAAATGATGATATAAAAGGTACTTTCATGATGTGTTTTCAAGAGTATATGAAAAGATCAGGTTCAGTATTAGTAAATACACATCAATTATCTTTAGATAATGTTTGGGTAAATGATATGTATGCAGGTGAATATAATCCTGCTCACTTTCATTCTAGTAAAAATAGTTTAGTTGGTCTATCATCAGTTTTATTTTTAAAAGTGCCAGATACTTATGGCGAAGAATATACAAATAATCATGAACCTGCAAATGGTCATTTAGAATTTATCGGTGGCAATCAACATTCGCTATCAATGTCTCAAATGAGAATAAGTCCAAAGGTAGGAGACTTCTTTATATTTCCATACACATTAGTTCATGCTGTTTATCCATTTAGACAAACAGAGCAAATGAGAAGAACATTATCATATAATTGTGATATACTACCGAAAGTATTGGTAAAACCAGTATAATGTCCAATGTATGCCAAAACTGTGGATACGAACATGAAGGTACACTTTGGAAAGAGTTTACCGATGGTGATGGTTTACCGATTATGATAGAAGTTTGTAAAAATTTTGTAGCACAGCTTGACAAGGGTCAACAAATGTGTTATAATACAGATAATGCAAAAGAAAATTAATTACTTTCTTTTTATAGTGCAAGGAAGAGGCTTTCACCAGAGGGTCGAACTTGACTGTCCAGGGGTTGCACCCAGGTTTGTAGTCTTACCAACTGTGAATCACATACTAGGCATAGTAGGGCAGGTTGTGGGGGTGATAGGAATGGTATCCGGTCTCTCACTTGTGGGTAAATCCTAGTCCCACCTATTTCGCATTATAAATAATTATGTCGATTTATACAGACAAAAATATATACAATAACATACAATTAACATACGGAGAAAAAATATGAATACAAGTATTGCGGCCTTAAAAAGGTCGAAGTCTAATCTAGACACACTCATAGGCGAACTAAACAAAGTCGCAGAACCTCAAAAACAAACCAACTCATATCAAGATGATAGATTCTGGAAACCAGAACTAGATAAATCAGGTAATGGTTATGCAGTATTTCGTTTCTTACCTGCTGTAAAAGATGAAGATTTGCCATGGGCAAGATTATGGTCTCATGCCTTTCAAGGTCCTGGTGGCTGGTATATTGAGAACAGTTTAACAACACTTAACAAGAAAGATCCAGTTAGTGAATCAAACAGTTTACTTTGGAACTCTGGTGTTGACGCTGACAAAGAGATTGCAAGAAAGAGAAAAAGAAAATTATCTTATATTGCAAATGTTTTGATCGTTAGTGATCCTAAACATCCTGAGAATGAAGGTCAAGTAAAATTATTTA